TATTCCACTCCGCTAACCTTTCAGCGAGCTTATCCTTGTCGTACTGATTCAGTTCCAGCACGGCTTTAACCTCATCTAACGGTGTCATCTCATCATCAACTCCGCTAGTATAGTAAAGTCCTAGATAGTCTCTCTCAATAGGCTTTCCGTCTTTCATCTTGCCTACATATTTAACGGTTCTGAACTTACATTTAATACTTCTCCCTACTAGGTCATCAATAGCTTCTCTGCCTTTTTTAAGCTTCGTGTCAATACCAGAATTACTCAAGAACTCATCTATAATTTTAAGTTTAATTTCTTTAGATTTTTCATGATCCTTTTCCCTAGTTCTTTCTAGTTTAGCTCTAATGGATTTTCCGTTTTCACTAGTCATGTTGACCATAAAGTGAGAATATCCCCAAGGGTTAACTTCAGAAACTTCAACAGAATCTATTTTGCATACATATCTTCCTGGTCTTGTTTCGTACTTTTCTTCGTAAGCTAATTGCGCTTCTGACTTTTCTTGACTCATAATATTTATTTTTTAGTTGTTACTGTTTTTAATTTATCTAACTGATCTTTAGTTAAATCATATTGATTTTTAAGCGTTTCTATTTCGTACTCTCCACCCTCTATAAGTTTGAATACTTTATCAAACCTATCGTCAACAAGTGTTGGTTTTACTGTTGCTTTTTGCGGTTGTGCTTTTGCTTTCTTGCGTAACTAGATGAAGAACCAAACGTTTGAGCTATGTCCATCCCTTTTTTATTAATGTTAATGCCCGCTTGAGCTTTAACTATAATGATTTCTTTGCCGTCTGTGATTGTTGCCGTAGCTTCAACGAATATAGTATTACAAATTTCCTTTACTTCGTCTGTAAGGGTTAAAAGCAAATCATGCTCAGATAATAAAGGCTTCAAAGCTTCCAAAATATCTTCTTGATTCCTGTACTTGTATTTTCCAAAACCGTTAAATTGGCTTTTAGGTGCTTTTAATGCTTCCTGTATTTTGATTAATTTTTTCATGATTGTACTGGTTTAATTGGTTACTGTAAATATATTACAATTCTATGTAATATCCTAATCGTGTATTGACTTCTTTCTTCTTCTGCTTCTTAGGTTAAAGTCTATTCCTTTCTTTTCAATGACTTTTCTAAACTTACTTCGCATTGAAATTGTGCCTAAGAACGGTATTCTTATGTCTTGGTTTTTAAGAACCAACCTCCTTATCGCTCGGAAATAGTTCTTTATTATTAGGTTCACTATTCGAGTTTCTAAGCCTAGCTTCTCGCATATCTTCTTGACTATTATCTGGTGTTTGTTTTTCTGCATAATGTGTTACTGGTGATTTTATAAAACTTGTAAACTTAGTGTACCTTCCTGTCCATAGAGCGTCCACAGTTCCAGTGCCTACGCTCCTACCTTTAGCTATTATAAGCTCAACGTCTTCAGTAGGGTCTTCAGATTTAGCTTCTACGTTATAGTAAGACTCTCTGTATATAAATATAACCATGTCAGCATCTTGCTCAATTGCACCTGATTCTCTAAGGTCAGACAATACTGGTCTATTATTAGCCCTACTGTTAACAGCTCTATTCAATTGAGATAATACTATTATGACTATATCTAATTCTGCTGCTGTCTCTTTTAAGGTTCTAGTAATTATAGATATTTCCTCTTGTCTATTGCCAGTCTTTTTACCATCATAAATCATCAACTGTAAATAATCAATGAATACAATTTTAGAACCGTGCCTAATAACATACTTTCTTATTTGGTTACATACAGTAGAAAGCTTTCTTGATTTATAATCTATCCAGAAGTCATATCCTTTGAGCTTTTCAGAAACTTGATTTAACTTAGTTTCTTCGTATTCACCTAGATCCATAGTTCTAATCTTCTTTCCGTCTACCTGAGCTTCAGCAGATAAGATTCTTTGTAGCAGTTCTTCGTCAGTCATTTCTAACGAGAAGAAAGGAGGTTTATCGCCTTTGTATATGCAATTTTTAAACACCTCTAAGGCTAGTGCCGTTTTACCAAGTCCAGCCGAAGCAGCAATTATAACTAAATTACCATACCCCCATCCAGTCATAAACTCATCTAATGACTCAAACCCAGAAGAGATTAGCGGTGGACTTTCTTTCTTACGTATCCTTTCCATGATACCATCAAGCTTCTTCTCTCTATCAAACTCTTCAACCTCACCCATCTCCTGTATGTTAACAACTGACTTAGTTATCTCACCTACAACCTCATCAGGACTAACCATGTCGTTACACTGTTCAGCAATATTCTTAGACATTATTAGCAAAGCTCTACGCTTGGCATATTCGTTAAGTAGCTTAATGTGTTCCTTTAGGTGTGAATCGTCATCTAGTCGCTCACAAATACTATTAAGGTAGCTAACAAGGCTGTATCCGTCTTTAGAACTCCCTACAATGTCCTGGTACTTCTTTTGAATTATCTTATCAGTGACAGTAGCTATATCTATTTTAGAAACACTAGCCACCTCTTTTACGGCCATGTATATGTATCTACTCATTGTAGTAGAAAACTCATGGATACTTATTTGGTCAGAAAACTGGTAATATGAATCGGGAAAGTTAACAAATGCTGCTAACACCAATTCTTCTATCTCAGTATTGTTTTGACCAAAGAACGTACCTTCAGACATCAGGTTTAGTTGTTCTCCGTTCATGATGATTATTTGAGGTTAAAAACGTAAGACAATAGTAGGCATATAACTACGAAAAGATAGAAACCGTTAAGCATCTCATCACGCTTTTTATTTTTTTGCTTCATTTAGGTTTTTGGGTTTTAAGGGTGTGCAATTTAGTAATTTAATCTTAAAGATTACGAATATTAGATTTAACATCTGAGGCTTCCTTGTGTCGCTCAATGTAGTTAATACCTCTAAGGTGTATGTTATGCTCTTGTAAGCTTCTTCTTACTCGGTCAATACTTGAGCCGTTAGTAACTTGATTCTTGGAGAACATGGTTAATAAATCTAAAGCTGTAATGCTTTCCATTTTCTCAACACCTATTTCTAAGTATTGAAATGTTGCTATTAATTTAGCGTCATCATCTCTTAGGTGAGGCTGTGTAGTAAGCAGGTGTTCCACTTTTGCTTTGATTGTTTTAAAGGTGTTAAATACGCTCATATCAATCCTTTATCATTGATAAAACCATATATCTGTGTGTAGCCAGATAGCTCACCAGAAAGACCTTTCATCTCTGTGTTTAGCTTACCCACTTTAGATTCATCGCCTGTATTTAATATTTCTTTAGCGATTTCTTGGTTTCTTTCTGTGATGTCATCTACACGGTCAATTACAAAACCTTTTAGTCCATCTATAAACTCGTTTAATTCGTTCATTTGTTTATTTTTTATTAGTTAATAATTAAAACTCTCCAAGTCCTCCAAGTTCGGAGTAGTAAGCTGTGACTTAATTTCTTGATTGTATACAACCGCAGCTCTACCCTGCTTTCTTATCTACCTAATCTCAAAGCGTAACACTCTTGGAAGTGTTGTGATATTTATTGGCTCATTTTACAGCCATCTGTCAGACAGACCAAACTTATCACCTGCTCATCCTTTAGCGTTGGAGAGTTTATTTTTTAAATTAATAGCTCACCATTCTACCTTTTTTATCTATGTTTTTTGTAAAACCTATCACCTCCTTATCAACTGGTTGTTTAGGTTTATTAATCCAATGTGTAACGGTATCTTTTAAATCATGCCTCCAATACTCAATAATAATTAAATTACCTAGCACATTGAATGCTAATACACTTTGTTTCCATTCGGGCTGCTTATCTGTTATCTTATGCCATTCTAGGGTCATTGGTTTTGTTTTTTGGTTAATAATTCAATAGTTGATTTATGTAATCTAACTTTTCTAATCCTAGAGGGCTTTTTTTCTTTTAAGTATTCTTCAAACGTGTTAAATTTGCTACCTTTTTTAACACGTTCTAACACGTAATCACCGTATAAGTCCTTTTTTAATATTTCTCCGTATCTGTTACTATACTTTTCCATCACTTATTGTTTTTTGGTTAAATCTTCAAGCCATTTCTGAACCGTTCCCAAAGAATCTATATTGCTCCTTGTTGCATTTCCTAATTGCCATATAGCCCAAAGAGCATAAATTATTGCAGTTTTTGGTTAATGTAAAATTTCAATAGGTAGATTAGCGTAAGTTTGAAAAGTTGAATGTGAATCAATTACCGCTATATGAGCAATATCGTCTTCTACATCTACAACAATACCAACACCATCAAGACCATTCATACTCCAAGTAACTCTCTCGCCGTGTAAGCTGTGTTTTTCGGTTAGATACTGCTTCCCGTCATCTCTTAAAACGGTTGATTTTTCTTGGGGGTTTATACTGTTCATAGCAAAGTAAATAAGTCTATTTCTAGCCTCATCTTCAATTACATCTACTTCGTAAAGTGTATGTACTAATTTTAACAACTCCTTTTGTATTACTTCCTTTTCCATCACTTTTGTTTTTTGATTAATGTTTTATTTGCTGATTTAGTATAATTTTTCGCCCATTCAACACTGCAAGTTCCCTTAACTTTTACGTGTGTTAGTTTTCCATTTCTAACTGTCAATACTTTTGTTGTCTGCATAATAACAATCTTTGCAAACTTGTTTTTTCATAGTTTTTTTTTAAATTAATATTACGGCATTGAAACGCCTTTTAACATTCCATAATTGCAACCCTACGGGCAGACAATTATTTCAATGTTAGGTTTAATACTCGCTTTGTGCATCTAAAACCTTATTGCTTTCCTCTATTTCTGTATTCGCTACTTCAAGCGTGTAAATTGCGTTTGTGATTATCTCCAAAGGGTAGTCGCAATGCACACAGTCAATGTATGTGTGGTCGCTATCATCCACTAATTCATCTTGCCAATTATCATCACTAAAATCATTTTCTTTAGAGCAATAAGGGCATTTTACTGTGAAATTACTTTTCATATCTATTTAAAATTTTCGTTTATTAATACGTACTAAAACCTAACACTATATAAAAAGCATTAAAACGACTTTTTATACTCAACGTTATCCATTCCACAACATTGGATTAGGATACGCCATCCACCACTCAACACCTTCTATTATATTATCCTCCCAATCTTCAAACTCGCTACCATTCCACCAAGCCCCCCCACTTGTTTTAACACCGTCAATATCCGTGTGGGTGATTATAAATTCACCACCTTCCGAACTAGGCTTTTTTTCTTTAAGATTTATCCATTTCATAATTTTGTATATTTTCTTAACATAACTAATTTTAAAA